GTATGTTTAACCATTTATGTAAAGATTGTGGAAAAAATTGTAGTCCGAAAATGGCAAAAGGATGGGATAGAGATACATTTAAAGCTGATGGTAGATGTTATCACTGTCAAATGAATTATGAAATAGATTTACAATGTGAAAAACCAATTAGATGGTTCGCTTATAGAAGATTAAAAGATTTAAGAAATATGGAAGCTCTTGAAAAAGATATGGTTCAATGGGTTGATGAAATAACAGAACAACGAAAGAAAAATCCATTTGATACAAAAGTAGCCAATGCTTTAGCAAATGGGGAAGTAGAAATGTCAATAAAGAAAAACACACAATAGGAGAAATACAATGACAGAATGGGTATTAGCAAATTGGGAATGGATAATGTTAGGATTTTATACATTAGAAAAAATCGTAAAATTATCACCAAGTAAAAAAGACGATATTATTTTTGATACTGTCTTAAAACCTATATGGGATAAACTTCCTTTTGGTAAGTAAGATGAAGAGTTTATGGAAATATATCACTGGTCTTTTTACTTTTGTAGTTGGATTACTTGTATTATCAGGTAAGAAGAATAAAAAAGTAAAAGAGATTAAGGGTAAAATCAAAAATGTTAAATCAAAAGTTAAAGAAGTAGAATCTGATATTAAAAAAGTTAAAAATAAAGATAAAGCTTTGAAAAAAACTCTTGAAAGTAAAAAGAAAGCTCTTAAAGAAATTGAAAATGCCAGGAAGATTAAACCGAAAAAGAAATCTGTAAAAAAAGCTAAAAGTAAATTAAAAAAGATTGGTAAAGGTAAAAAATAATGAATAAATTTTTATCTTTATTATTAATCTTTTCTTTTTTATTTCCACAAGCGGTTGTTGAAGAAGAAGAATGTTTTACTGAATCAGAAATTCAGGAAATAGAATTACACATTTCAACTCTTGAACAATCGGATAGTTTAAATGTCATTGAAATTGATAAATTAAAAGAAATGATTAAACTATATGAGGAAAAAGATAAGAATAATAAAATTTGGTTAGATTTACAATTTCGTAAATCCAAATTATTAGATGAACAGATTAAATTATATGATGATTTGGTAAAAGAAGTTAAACCTAAATGGTATGAAAACAAATGGTTGTGGTTTACTATTGGTGTAGTAACCACAGCTGGAACTCTTAAATTAGCGAGCGACATAGTAGATTAATGGCACAAGATTTTAAACAAATAATAAAAAGAGAATATCAAAAATGTATTCAAGATCCAGTATATTTTATGAGGAAATATTGTGTAATTCAACATCCAAAAAGAGGCAAAGTAAAATTTGATTTGTATGATTATCAAGAAAAATGTTTAAATGAATTCACATCAAATAGATATAATATTATACTGAAATCTCGTCAGTTAGGTATTTCAACACTTTCTGCTGGATATTCGTTATGGACAATGTTATTTCAAAATGATAAAAATATTCTTGTAATTGCAACTGGTAAAGATGTTGCTAAAAATCTTGTTACTAAAGTAAGAGTGATGTATGATGGATTACCACAATGGTTAAAAACAAGTTGTGAGGAAATAAATAAGTTATCAATACGATTTACAAATGGTTCACAAATTAAAGCAATCGCTTCAAATGAGTCAGCTGGTCGTTCGGAAGCGTTATCTCTTCTAATTATTGATGAGGCAGCATTTATTGATAAGATTGGTGAGATATGGACTGCGGCTCAACAAACACTTGCAACTGGTGGTGATTCAATTGTTCTTTCAACACCAAATGGTGTGGGTAATTGGTTTCACAAACAATGGGTTGGTGCAGAAGATAACACGAATGAGTTTAATACTATCAGACTTCATTGGACAAATCATCCTGATAGAGACCAATCCTGGAGAGATGAACAAGATAAGATTTTAGGTCCTTCACAAGCGGCTCAAGAATGTGATGCCGATTTCTTAACTTCTGGACAATCAGTAATTGATCCTAAAATATTAACTTGGTATAAAGATAATATGGTTAAAGCGCCAGTATTAGAAGAAGGGATAGACAGAAATTTATGGGTTTGGGAACAACCAAACTATACAAAAGATTATATAGTAGTTGCTGATGTTTCAAGAGGAGATGGAACTGATTATTCAGCTTGTCAAGTATTTGAAGTTGGGGATATGGAACAATGTGCTGAATATAAAGGTAAATTATCTACAACAGATTATGGACATTTTCTCATTGATTTGGCTACAAGATACAATGATGCTTTACTTGTAGTTGAAAACAATAATATAGGTTGGGCTACATTACAAACAATTATAGATAGAGGGTATAAAAACTTATTCTATCAATCAAAAGATTTAAAATATGTTGATGTTGAAAATCAATTGAATACAAATAAATACAGAGCACAAGATAGAAGTATGGTGGCTGGATTTTCGACAACAATGAAAACAAAACCATTGATTATAGCAAAAATGGAAGAGTACGCAAGGGAGAAATTAGTTAAATTATATTCTAATAGGCTTCTTGATGAATTATTTGTTTATATTTATATTAATTCAAAAACAGAAGCTATGGCAGGGTACAATGATGATTTGGTTATGTCATTTGCTATTGCATTATGGGTTAGGGATACAGCTTTAAGAATCCAAAAGGATAAAAGTCAAACACAATGGATGATGATGGATTCTATATTAAAAAATAATGGTAATAAATCACAACATGCTGCTGGATTTGAAAAAGGTAATCCAGATCACCCAAAAGAAAATCCATATGAAATGCAAGTTGGAAAAGATAGAGAAGATTTAACTTGGTTAATTAAATAATAAGAGGATATTATGGCAGAAAATGAAAATATATTAACGAGATTAGGAAAATTATTTCAAAATCAAATAGTAGTTAGAAAAACCGATTCAGGACAAGTAAAAGTTAAAGATGTTGACTTTTCACAATCAGGTTTAACATCTAATTTTATTGATAGGTATAATAGGTTGATGCAAACTAATCATACTTGGGGCGGTAGATATGCGGCAAGACAAAATGCTAAAAATGCATATGATGTTGCTCGTAAAGAATTATTTAGAGACTATGAATTGATGGATGAAGATCCAATTATATCTTCAGCTTTAGATATATATTCAGATGAATCTACTGTAACTAATGTTGAAGGTGAAATATTAAAGATTAAAACAGATAATCCAAAAGTTTCTAAAATACTTCATAATTTATTTTATGATGTAATGAATATAGAATTTAATTTATGGCCTTGGATGAGAAATTTAACTAAATATGGTGATCATTTTCTTTATTTAGAAATAATAGATAAATATGGTATAGTTAATATTAAACCTTTACCAGTATATGATGTATTTAGAATGGAAGACCATGATCCAGCTAATCCAAAATTAGTTCAATTTGAGATAGAACTTAATGATGAAACTACTATACCTCAAAAGAAAGATAATGAGTTGTATGAAAATTATGAAATAGCACATTTTAGATTGATGTCTGATGCTAATTTTTTACCATATGGTAAATCTTCATTAGAAGGTGCTCGTAAAGTATGGAAACAATTACAACTTATGGAAGACGCTATGTTAATTCATAGAATTATGAGAGCACCAGAAAAAAGAGTATTTAAACTTGATATTGGAAACATTCCACCAAACGAAGTAGAAAACTTTATGCAACAAATTATAAATAAAATGAAAAAAACTCCTGTTATTGATCAAAAAACAGGTGATTATAATTTGAGATATAATATAGAATCTACTACTGAAGATTATTTCTTACCTGTTCGTGGTGGGGATAGTGGTACTCAAATTGAAACATTACAAGGTTTAACAAATGATGGTGCTATCGATGATATTGAATATTTAAGAAATAAAATGATGGCAGCTTTAAAAATACCTAAAGCATTTTTAGGATATGAAGAGGGTGTTGGTAGTAAAGCTACATTAGCAGCTGAAGATGTAAGATTTGCTAGAACAATTGAAAGATTACAAAAAATAGTTATTTCTGAATTGGAAAAAATTGCTATAATTCATTTATACACACAAGGATTTGATGATGCGGAATTGATTAATTTTGATTTAGAATTAACAAACCCATCAATGATTCATGAACAAGAAAAATTAGAATTATTGACTCAACAAGTTGAAATAGCAGGGTCTTTAATGGAAAGACAATTATTTTCAAGACAATGGATATATGATAACATTTTTGAATTAAATGATCATCAAAAGAAAAAAGTATTTGATGAAATTATTGAAGATTTAAAACAACAATTTAGATTTGAACAGATTGCTACAGAAGGAAATGATCCAGCTGTAACAGGTGAGAAAGAAGCTATGATGACTGACAGTGGAGGTGGTGGTATGTTTGAATCCGATTGGGGTGGAAGTGAACCAAACAGATTTAAAAAAGATGTGAATCCTCATGGAGCAACAGCACAAGATTTAGCTGCAGCAACATCTTATGAAAAAGGTAACAATGGTGCTAGAGAATTTAAAGGTGGTTCACCATTGGCTACTTCAAAAGGTTCAACTCTTGTTGCTAGAGAAGGATTGTTAAATTCTCTTAAACAGAAGTTTGGAAAACCAACAAATGGTAGTATTTTAAATGAAGAAAACATATTAAATGATGAAGAAAATGAATAAAATCGTTCAAAAGTATAAAAATTTAATATTTATAAATGAACAAAAGTATAGTAATAATATATTAATGGAGAACTCTGTATGCGATCAAAAATGAAGCATTCAAAAATCCGTAATACTGGTTTATTGTTTGAATTTTTACTCAGACAAATAACAGCGGATGTATTGAATAAGAGGGATAATTCCAAAGCTGCTCATATGATCAAAAAAAGATTTAATGAGAGAACAGAGCTAGGAAAAGAATTAGCCCTATATAACATTTTAATAAATAAAAAATTTAATTCAGATAAGAAGGCTGATTATTTTATTAATGAGGTAGTATCAGAAAAAAGAAAATTGAATAATTCATCTTTAAAAAGAGAGAAATATAATCTCATAAAAGAGATTAAGGATAATTATGATTTGGGAAAATTTCTTTCTTCTAAAGTAAAAAATTATTCGGTTTACGCTTCAGTATATAAATTATTTGAATATAAGAATATATCACCTGCTGAAAAAACAGAGTCACATTTTAATTTAGTGGAGCATGTAACAACATCTAAAAAGAATAATATAGATTCTTCTTTAAGTGCTGTTTTACCAAAAGATGAAGATTTAAGAATTATTACTTATAAAACTCTTTTAGAAAAATTTAATTCAAAATATACAAAATTAAATTATCCACAGAAATCTTTATTGAGAGCTTATATTAATAATGTATCTAATACAAATTCATTAAAAGAATATATAGAAACAGTTACTCCTGTAATTAAAAGAGAACTTAAAAAATATTCAAAAAATTTAAAAGATGAAGTTGTTAAAATTAAATTAAAAGAGGCAATTAAATCTGTTGATAAATTTCTTGGTACAACAAAATCTAATTTTGTAAAAGATAAAGTAGTTGTTCAAACAATGAGATATATGGAATTATTGAAGGAGTTAAAGAAAAGTGGAAATAAAAACACAAAAGTCCTTTAATAATTTAATTTCATCTTTAACTGAAGAAATTTTAGATGAAGAAGATTTAGATGAAATCACAGGTACTGCAGGTTCGCCTGGATTTATGATACCAATGGCTTTTGATAAAGATAAAAAAAAGAAAAAAAAAGTGGATGAGGCTTTGGAAAGTAAAGATTTAGAAACAATTAAAAAGTTAGTTCGTAGTGTAATTTCAGATGTCTTGAGAGATATTTGGATTAAACGAGCTAGTTGGAAATAGGAGAAAAAAATGGGGAATATAAACAGTGCTACTGGATCAATAAGTGGAGGACCTACACAAACTTTAACTTCAGGATATGGAACTGGATTAACTAATAAACAAAAATTAGCTTCCCATTGGCCTCTTGATCCAATGGTTGGTAGTAGTGAAACTGTAGAAGGTGGTGCTTCAGCTGGAGCAGGAACAGCCTTATCAGCAACAAAAACAATTGCATTTTGTGATACAGCTACATCTAAAGCTCATGTTAAATTAGTAGATGGTGTCGTAGTAGGACAGATTAAAATAATAATACATAAAACTTATGGTAATAGTACATCTTTAGTAATTACACCTGACAATTTTGCTTGGGGTACAAATGTAACATCCAATCACGCTGGAGCAGTTGGAGTGTTTGTTTGGGATGGTTCGAATTGGCATGTAACAGAAAATGCAGGAATGGTGCCAGCATAAAATAAGGAGATATAGAAAATGTCAAAACAAATATTAGTAGATTATATACCTTTTGAGGTAACACCACAACAAATAAATGAATCCATGCAACAGAATGGGAAATTAATTGTAAGTGGTGTATTACAAAGAGCAGAAGCTAAAAATCAAAACGGAAGAATATATCCAAGAGAGACATTAGTAAGGGAAGCTAAAAAATATTCAAATGTTCAGATTGCAGAAAGAAGAGCTTTAGGTGAACTCGACCATCCAGATTCTTCTGTTGTTAATCTAAATAATGTATCACACAATGTATTGGAAATGCATTGGAAAGGTGATGATTTAGTAGGAACTGTTGAAGTTCTCGGAACACCTTCTGGAAACATCTTAAAAGAATTATTTAAATCAGGTATTAAACTTGGTATATCATCTCGTGGTTTAGGTTCAGTTGAAGAGATAATGGAAGGTGATGGACATGAACCTGTAGTTAAAGTTCAACCAGATTTTGAACTTATTGCATTTGACTTTGTATCTAATCCATCTACACATGGAGCATTTATGTCTCCAGGACAACTTAAAGAAAGTATAGATAAAGGATTGGGAACTAGAGATGGTAAATGTTGCCATGATTGTAAAGTTGAAGGTATAATTAACGATATATTTCGTGGAGAATAATAATGATTAGATTAAAGAAATTGTTAATGGAACAACCACCTCAACCTCCTGGTAAAGATGGTGGTGATGATGCTCCAAAACCTCAAAAATTAAAAATTGATATTCCACAAACACCATTTGAACCTGATGTTAATCAAGTTAAAGATGAGTTAAAAAAGATTTTAAAACAATGGGAAATTAAACAATATCCATCAGATCAACATAGGTGGAAAGAATATTATAAAGATATATTAAAACTTGTTAAAACTTTGGATGGGGATAAATAATGAAATATAAAGATATATTAGGTTATTCAAAACCAAAGAAAAAAGTTATTAAAGAAGAAGTTTATAAACCAACAATTACTGAAGAACTTATTGGTGAATTTGGTCCTTTGACTGAAGCAAAAGAATTAGATTCTGAACATATAAAAAAAATATCTAAAATGACAGACAGAAATGACCATCTTGGGGCTAGAACTTATTTATCATATCTTTTAGGTGGAACAAAGGGAAAGTTGAGACAATATTATGATGCAGCAAGTCAAATAAATGTTGTATTTGGTTATACACCACCAGAATTAAGTAAATTAAATCAGAAGATGGAAAAACAGTTGTATAAAGATATAAAAAGAAAATTTAAA